GATAGGGTGCTTCAGGTCTAAATTCTTGCGCTGCCGCTGACTGTGTAATACCTGCAGGGAAATTTGTAGGAAATATACTTTGTATAGATTTAGGATCAAATTCTGTTGCTAATTCTTTAGCAGATCTAAAAGGAAAATTACTTTGACCATCTGAAAAAGGTGTAGCTATTGGTACAGTGGTGCCTGGATAAAATTTAGTATTAGTGTTGACAGGCAAACCTGTAATAGGACTAATATCTGGCTCTGCTGCACCAGCTGGTGAGAAAGGATTAACAAAGTTTAACAGTCGTTGAAAAAAATTTTGATCTTGATTAGCAGGTTCTTGAGTTTGTAATACTTCCTCAGCTTTGACTGCAACTTCAGGGTCACTTGCTTGCATAGCTTGCAGAGTTTTATTTGCAGGTCCTATTCTATAATCTAATATTGACATTATCTTCTTCCGTCCGGTTGTGCATCAAGTCTAAAAGTTCCATATCTCCAAGACTCACCCGTAGAGGTGTTGGCTATTTGAATTGATACCAATCTTCCTCTAGCTCTAGTATCTATCTTATCAGTGGTTGAGGTTATTGTAAAGGGCCCTAATGGTGATCCTACAGGAGAATTGTCAGGATAATCATTTAAGAATAGTGTAACCGTAGAATTACCACGTAAATATTTAAAGTCAGGTATAAATCTTTTAACAGACATAAAGAACTCTCCATCTCCTCTGTAGTCAACAACTCCTGTAGCTTGACCTAGAGCACTTCGTCTAGATGTGATATCCCAGTCTCCAGACTTAATAAACGCATCAATTGATGTTGTGCCTGAACTGTTGACTTGATCATCACCTTTCTCGTGACAATAGTAAACAGATGCACCATATTTATTAGTTAAGCCGCTAATAGCAGCCAAAACAGGTGTGTCTGTAGAATTGTAATCTGTTGCATAAGGCTCAGGATATACACCCTGATCTTGATAGCTTGATCTATCTAAAGAAGATGTAGTAAATACATTTTCTGAATAATTGTAAGTTACACATCTATCAATCTGTTCAGATCCGTTTTTAGGATAAAACCAATTTATCTCTGTATATAAAGTATTTGGTGATGAGTAAACAATATCAGCAGCTCCATAATTAATTCCAAGATTATCTCCATCTGTACTAAATACAAAGTCTTCAACTAAACAAGGCAGAGACTTAACTGTACCATCAAATACAAAGAATCCTCCTTCGCCTGACATCCACCATACAGCTCCGTTTGCATAAGATACAGCTTTAGCACTTATACATCCACAGTTTGTACCTACCTGTCTTACAGAGAAAGTAAATGGTGGACCTACGAATTGAACCACATATGCTGCTTGATCAGTTAATACAAAGACATAGTCTTTACCTTGAATAGCAGCTACAATTTTATTACCTGTATCTAATCTAAAGGTCCCAGCTGTATTGGTTGCTGTTGGAGCATAGGTATTTAAATCTTCTTGATTAGAAAATCTTACGAACATTGGATCTTGTGTAGTAGAATCTCCGATGGTTGTCTCAGTTCCAAAATGAAATAAGTGTCTGTCCCTATCAGATACTAGAGTTAATCTGCTGGCTGTAGGATTGTTGGTTGTGTTAAAATTTGTTGTCGTTGTAGATGCTCGAATAGTTCTAGGATTGGATGCCCCTGCATCCCACGTAAAAGTTTTACCATTAAATATTGTAGCGACTAATACTTCTCCAAAGTTATCAAGGCTCCAGATGCCTGGATCTAGAACTACGTTACTTACTGTTCTAGCTGTTCCCCATGTTCCAGTGTTCCATTGATACGTTCCCCAACCATAACCTTTAGTTTGAAATGTAGGACCAACTATTTCATAAGGTTTAATAGTAGCTTGTCCCGTTGCGGTTCCGCCAGGGTTTACTGCAGCTATGGGTGCAGTAATATCAAAAGTATTATTAGTTACGTTTCTAATTTCAAAAGCCCCATCTGTAAATGTAGATGCGGAGGTAAATCCGTTTGGAGTAACAGACATAGAGTTAAAAGTAATATATCGCCCTGCTTCTAAACCATGAGTATTTAAGTTAACTGTTACATTGGCTGAACCCTGTGCTGTATCAAAAGTAGCCGTTCCAGATATCTGTGCTGCTAATGGAGTGATGTCATAAAAGGCTTCATCGTAGTATAAAAATAAAGCTTGTGATGTACCAATAGCTACATACCTTTCTCCTTGGAAACTGGTAAAAGCATGTTGGGCTCTAGCTGCTCCAGGTAGAGTTTCTTGAGCTACTGTAAGCTGTTCCCAGCCACCTATTTTCTCTGGTAATCCATATCTAAATCTAACAAAATCGCCATCTACCCATTGACCCTCGGCTCCTGAATCAGTGGCTTGTTTATTAAATCCGGGTTTGAAGTTAAGTTTTTGTAGCATACTATTTCAATATACATGGTTTTTAGCTATTTTAATAGTCTATTTTTATTAGCTTTTAAAGACATCTGGCAGTCCTAGTCGAGGTCTTTCATCATTCAAATGTTTAAATACAGGTAAATCTGAATAATGATTAAAGATCTGTGACTGATAATTACCCTTAAATTTATCTCTCCAGTGGAGTAAATCAATACCGTTATAAATTACCATATCTCCTGGGTGCATATCTAGAGGATTAGTCTTTTTGTTTTTCATATAGATAGACCAGTTATAGTCTTTTAAATCACCGTAATCGTAACCTGCACAAATGGTAGTTGAGACTTTGCACTCTCTTCTATCTGTGTGTGGTTTTAACTGATTACCTTTTCTATAATATCTCCAATAAGAATAAGTCGGTCTAACATCATGCTTAGTAACTTGTTTTACAAATTCTGTATTATTATACAGCATAGCTTCCATAAAAGGATCGCCATAAAATGAAGCTGCTCCTGGTGTTTGTTCGTCTTCTAAAGTGCCATCTGTAGTTTCTCTGTATTGAATATTGTCTGATTCCATAAAGTCTTTTAGATTTAAATATCTATAAGCACAGTAAGTATTTAATATATTACAAAACTGTTTATCATAGAAACCTTTGATAAGGACATATCCATCTTTTTTATACTGTTCGCTTAACTTTTTTATATTCATTTTTTAATTCTTATATTCCAATCTAAGTTATTAACTATATCTTTTAAATCAACTACTTTAATTTTTTCTTTTAATATGTATTTTTTAAACTCTGGCATATCAATAACTATCCAACTTTGATTAGTTTCAAAAACCATTTTGTCGGCTTTAGTATCTATGGACACTTTTTTACCTATACCTTGATCGTATTTTTTAAGAGGTCTTAGATCAAACTTCAATGTCTCATTAGATCTATCTTTTAAAATACCTTCTACGTTCCAGCCTTGTTTAACTTCAGCTGTTGTAGCCCACTTATAATTTACTAAGTGGTCCTTAACAAATTTACTCTCCATAATGAATATTAGCATTAGATACTATTACAGTTTTTCTTCCACCTTTATTTTCCGCTGCTTTATGTAATAAATATGCAGGGAAACAAATTAAGTCACCTTCTTTTGCTTCATATTCAATTATCTTATCTTGTATTTTAACAGTAGTTCTAAACTCACTATCAGGTAATTCTAAAAAATATACCACAGAAAAGTTAACGTTAGGGTGATTATGCCACGGATAATATGAATTTTTGTTATATGTTTTGTACCAAGAGTTAGTAATAGTCCAGCCCTGAGCTCCATAATACTTTTGTATTTCTTCCATAGGAGATGGAACTACATCTTTATAATATATGTCTATATATTTTCTAGGATAGTCTTTTGGTAGACCCCAATCAGACACAGCAAGATTCTTATCGTGTATACCTGCTGCGTGATAATTGTTGAAAGGTAATTCATCAATAGCATCTAATATCTTTTGTTTATATTTTTTATGTCCTTTTACTTTTACAGTTAATATTTCTGATGGTATTCTTTTGATCTTCATACAATAATCCTTTTAGAACTAGGTATAGGAGTCATCGTATTACCTTTATTATTTTTTATATCAGTAAAAAAACATATTAAAGTTAATCTATCTTCTGATATGTTCTTTTCTTCAAACTGATTAGCTCTATGAAAGTTAGAAGAATCAAATAAAACTAATCGATTAAATCTAGAGCTTACATCTATTGTATCTGTAAAACAGTTATTAACTTCTTTTTGAAAAGGTATCATCTTTTTATCGTTATTAAGAAACATTTGTTTTTTCTGTTTAGTGTGCATATCGTTTTTATTGTAAAAGTCTTTAGGTTCACATACTGAAGTTCCACAGTTTAAATGCGAAGAAAGATATATAATAGCTGTAAATTCGTTATTACCATCATGGTGGGTCCAACCTAAGTTAGAAACTTGTGGTTTTATTTTTTGAAAGCTACACAACGCATTCCATTGCATGTTGCCATAGGATATTTCATAAGGATACATCAGACTCATTATTTTAACAGTAATAGAATCAAACAAATTTCTATTTAAAACATGTAAATAATCAGATCTTTCTCCAGGCCATCTGCCTTCTTTGTCTGGATTATACTCTTGCTTTAATGCAAACTCTTTTACTTTTGTAGGATCGTTTAAAAAGTTATCTACAATTAATGTGGGCCAAATCATTTTAATTTTATTATACAGTTTAAGTTTAATCTAAAACTTGTTTCCGTAGGTCCTAGGCCTCTATGTCTTGCGTGACTATTAAATAGTTTAGCTTCTCCTTCTTTATCGTAGTAAATTTTTTTACCAACTTCTGTACCACCATCTGAGTCATGAAGGTTATAAACAAAACTTTTAAACCCACTCGTAGATTTATCTAGATGCCACTCTGTTACATCAGATGGTCTATAAAAATTCCAAAAATATCTAACAGGCGTATACTTTTTTATTTTAGCTTTATTACAAATAATTTTAGATATTCTATCACCCCAGTCGTTTAAATAAGGATCAGAGTTTATACCTATCTCTGAATTATATGTAGTCATAGACATACCTTTAAATGCAGAAAAATAGTTTTGTAGATATCTCATGTTTAGTGTTCTATTGATTCTAACAAACATATTTTCGTGTTCTAATACTGTTTCGACATCATTTCTATTATTGTCGTATGCCATCATCCAGTTTTCTGCTCGAAGCAGGTGTTTAATAATTTTTAAATTATCGTCATTGGATAATACATTCTTTATTATCTTCATATCTCTATTTCATCCTTTTTGTATCTATATATAATATCTTTACCTAATATTTTTTCAACATCATAGTGTGTCTTTTTAATACCATTTTCTTTTATTTTATGAAAAGGGTAATGAACAACTTCATCATTATAACTAACATTATTAATAGTTAGTTGAGATAGTTTGTTTTTATTTATCTTATGGGGTTGAACTTTCATATAATCAAATAATTTATTTATTTCTTCTTGAGGATTAGATACAAAATTATCGTATTTAATTATGTGACAAGAATGATTTGAGTTTAAAACATTTTTTATAGAATCCAAGTTCTCACCCATTATCTCAGTTTTTTGCATTAGATAACTACAAAATAAACTATCAATCCTCTTGCCGTTTTGATCTAACGGTTTTACTAATTCTACGTATGAAGCCAAACACTCTAATAAAGGTCGGTGTAATATTATAAATTTTGGTTTAGTTATCTTAGTTAAATAGTTTAATAAGTTAGCTTTGCCCCAAGCCCAACGATCTATTACAACAGATGTTTTCGAATCTTTATAGAATGAAGGAAATACTCCTTGAATTAGATTTAAATAAGACTTTTCGTCAGGAAAGTTTTGACCTTTATCGCTGTAATATAGATTATGCATCTCATCAATCATGTAGTCTAGGATTGATCTAGCTGTCATTTTTACATAATTATTTTGATTAATAACAGAAGCTAAAACAGTATTACCTGCTCTTGGTAAACTTAATAAAAAATAAATATCTTTCATTTAAAATCTTTTCCTAGTGTCCACATAACTAAAGAAAATCTTCTTCCTTGCGTTACAGGTTTTACTCTATGAAATAAAAAACTAGGAAAGACTATTACAGATCCTTGATTTTTCATTTCAGGGCTTTTAATTACACACTCTTCGAATGACTTTCTGGGATTAGGTACATAGAACTCTAGATCTCCTCCTTTAAAATCTTTAGAGTCAGATAGGTTTACACTCATTGAAAGCTTTCTAATTTTATTTTTAAAGTTTTTATTGTCATCCTGCTTGAATTGACCAGGGATGGTATCTGTATGCCAATCATAAGTTTGATTTTTTTTATAACTTGTGAACTGACAGGACTCGCTGTAATCAACTTCAAAGTTCCAACCTGCAGATTTATTAGCTGTATTTAAACAAGGATGTAATAGTTTATATATGAAAGGATCACTTAAGAAACAAACCTCTGAATTTCTAATACTAGAATATTCATAGCCATCAACTTTGGCTTTTTGTAAATTAGTGCCTAACTTTCTTATCTTTGTACAGTCTTTTTTACTTAGATATTTATTAAATACCCAGTAGCTATATTTTAAATTCATTGTCTTTATGACAATGAAGTAACACAAATCTATTGATTAATCAATCTTAACGGCCGTCCCAGTTAGGGTCTTCTACCCATCCTTTTGTATTGTCTGCTTGGTGGGCCGCTTCATCCCAC